CTTGCCGACGGAGATGCCCTGCTGGTTGTCGTAATCGAAGCCCTTCTCGTTCCACTCGGGCGCGCCGATGTCGGCCATGCCCAGCGCCTGGGCGCCGCAGAACAGAACCTGGCAGCCGTCGATCGTGCCGTCACCCCACTTGCTGCCCGAGGCTGCGCCGGAGGTGTTGAACACGTGACGGAACTCGTGCAGGTAGATGCCGTCGATCTTGACCGAGGTGCCGGTGAACAGCTCGTTGCCGTTGCCGCGCTCTTGCGAGTGCCGCAGGTTCAGCATGTAGTTGCTGTCCATCTTCAGCTTGGCCATCGCCGTCGGCGTGAGGAAGGCGTGGAACGTCTCGTCGCCGTTGCCGTCCTTGATGCCGCGGATGTACTTCTCCTTGGCGTACGCCTTCAGCTTCACGAACATCTCCCAGGTCGGGGTGTCCGCGGCCACCAGGTCGGAGGTGGCGGCGCCGGAGGTGATGAGGCCGGAGGTGGCGTCCCAGCGGGTCTTGCGGGCAGTCGACGGAGCGGCCACGTCGGCGGCGAACTCCAGGAACTGCAGGTCGCTGCCGGTGCGGGCCGCGCCGTTGTTCTTGAAGGCGTACGACACGCCCGACAGGGTCAGGAAGGCCAGCTGGTCCATGCGGTCGGCCAGCCAGTAGGCCAGCACGTCGCGCGAGTTCTTGCGGAACTCGACGATCGACTTCTGGTTGGCCATCTTGCCTTCGTGGCGGTTGGCGTGACGCAGCTGGTCGATGCGGATGACCTGGTCGAAGGTCTGCATCGCCTCTTCGTTGCCTTCCAGCGTGCGGTCGCCCGCGACGCCGTCGCCGGTCAGGTCGGCCAGCAGCGTGATCACAGCGCGAGCGCCCTTTTCGGACTGCTTCAGCTCGGTGATGTGCTGGATCATCGAGTTCGGGCCATCGCCCAGGAACTTGTTGATGAACGCGTAGTTGCGCGCGTTCTTCCACAGGTCCATCGACCAAGCGGTTTTCTGCTCGGAGGTCAACAGACCGAAGTTGGTCAATGCCATTTGGGCACTCCCAGTCGAAGTTAGAGATGACTCATGGCTCGACGGATGTCGCTCCGACTGGCGAGGTGTTGCGGGGCTGTCGCGCCCGCCGGCGTCTTAGATCGAAATGTAGTCGAAAAAAGAGCCGCTTGACAAGCGGCTCTTGAAAGAGGGTCTGGACCCCCTGGAGGAGACAAGCAGAGAAACACGAGTCGCTGAGAACGGCTCGCTTCGATCTTACTTCGATCCTAGACCTGCGGGCAATCGTTTTCGACGATGCAGATGCGTCCCGCGCGTCCGGTGCCCGCCAAGTCGGCCTTGCGCTCGACGGCCCTGCCCTCGCAGTACGCGCGCCCCAGCTCGGTCAAGCGCCACGTGGCCGACGTGCCACGTGGCCTGTGGCGGTCGGAGACCGGTACGGCGAGCCCATGGGCCCGGGCAACGCGCAAGGCGTCCTGCGTGGTTGTCAGGCCCACCGTGACGTCTTCGAAGGCGTCACGGGTGCCCTCGCCGCCGATGGCGTACAGGCGCTTCACGAGGATGCGCCATGCAGCCACCTGCTCAGTCCTCCTGCTCCAGCGGGAACGCCACGATGGGCGCCGCGTAGTGCCGCGGTCGCTCGGCCTTGAATACGTCAGCTGCGGCCCGGTTGCGGAACAGCGGCACCCCCATGTGGCACACCGGCGGCGAGCCGTCGGGGAACACGGTCGTGTTGACGAAGACCTTGGACTCGTCCAGGTCCTTCGGGTTGGCCACGTATGTGACCACGCCCGGGTGCTCGCTGTGGCCCGCACTGAACGGGCCCTGGACGACGATCGACATGCCGAGGTAGGGTTTCACAGCTCATCCCCCCGGAGCCTGGCCAGCTCCTTCTCGTCGAGCTTGGCGAAGTCGGCCTGGCTCAGCTTCATCACGTCGACCGCCTTCGCGTCGTTGTTGTCCGAGCCGACACGGGCGGTACTGGGCGGCTGCTTGCCAGCCACCTCGGCGTTCTTCTTGCGCTGCGCGGCGGCACGGTCGGCGGCGACCTTCTTCGCGACGTCGTCCTTGTCCACGCGCGCCTCGGACTCCACGGCGCGCTCCTGGGCCTTGGTCTCGGGCTCGCCCAGCACGTACTTGACCGCGCGCTGCAGGGCCTTGGACGGCGGATAGCCGCGCGCCAGGAACGACTGGTGCAGGTCCAGCACCTCGTCGTACTTGGCCTGGTCGTAGTCGTCGTGGTCGGGGTTGAGCTGCGGGAAGGCGGCCTCCACGCGCTCCAGTGTCATGTCGTAGCGCACCCGCTCGGCCGCGCGCGCCTCGGCCGCCTGGATCTCCATGGTGGCCTGCTTCTGCACGATGCCGCGCTCGGCCTTGCGGATCTTGGCCATCAGCTCGCTGGCCTTGTCCAGCTCGCCCTCGCCCAGCAGCTTGGCGTACTGCTGCTCCATCTTGAGCAGCTCGTTCTCGGCCTCGGTGATGTCCTCGTTGATCGCTGCGACCTGCTGGCCCTGCTTGTAGCGCTGCAGCTCCTCTTCGAGCTTGGCGCGCGCGGCGCGCTCGCGCTCGATGATCTCCTTGTGGCGCTTGAGCGGGATGCGCGAGTCCTTGCCCTTGGGCTTCTTCTCGTCCTCGTCCTTCTTCTCCTCGTCCTCGTCGTCGGCTTTCGGGTCTTCCTCGGACTCGTCGTCACCCAGGACGAGCTTCTTCTCGTCGTCGGTGGGCTCGTCGGTCGCGCCCTTCTTGGCGTCGGCGCCAGTGGGCTCGAAGTCGTCGCCGAAGTCGGCGCCGCCGCCGGCGTCAGCCTCGCCGGCCGGCGCCAGATAGGGGTGCAAGAGCTTCTTGATGAGCATGAGGGGTCCTTGAGGTCAGAAGGTGAAGACGATGCGCAGCCACAGCGGCCACGCGAGCAGGAAGAAGAGCATGGTCAGCAGTCCTCGGGGGCGATCGTGGTGACCGGGCGGGTCGTGCCGTTGTAGACACCCTCGCCCTTGATGTCATAGAAGATGAACGGGAACGGCCCGCTGTGCGACGTGCCCGCAGGTGCCTCGCCCCTGAGGATGGCGCTGCACTCCCAGCGCCAGTGCATGCCGCAGTCCCTCGGGTACGCCAGGCCGGCGCCGCAGTCGCAGCGGTTCTTCGCCGCGTAGAGCAGCTCGTCGTCGCTGAAGCCGGGGTGCAGCGACGACGGGCCTTTGCGCGCAAGGGACTCGGCGCGCGACTCGACTTCGTTGGCGCGAGCAGCGCGCTCCTGGCGTCGCCGCTCGTGGATGGCGTCGGCCGCGGCGAGGATCTCGTCGTCGGTCATGCGGCGTCCTCAGCAGCGTCGAGGGCAAGAGCGCCGGCAGCTGCGAGGTCAGCACGAAGCTCGGCACGGGCTTCTGGGCTCATTGCCGCAATTGCGTCGGCGCGCTGGAGGTGACTGCGCAGCTCGTAGCCCATCAGCGGCCAGATCTTGTTGACCGCGTTCTGGCGGGCGATCTTGCGGCCGATCTCGGCGTCGAAGTTCTCAGGGCTGGCGCAGGCCGACTCGCCGGTGACGGTGAAGCCGTTGGCCAGCACCAGCACGCAGAAGGTCAGTAGGTCGAGCGCACGAGGGGGCGCGACGTTCGGCGGGACGTTGATGACCCGCCCTGGCTGTCCGGCGTACTCGATCGCATCGCCGGCGGTGAAGTAGTGCTCGCTGGCGATGTTGCGCTCAATGTCGGCCGGCGTGACGCGCGGCGCGGTCAGGCCCTTGGCCACGATCTGATGCTCGATGCTGGCATCGTCACCAGTGCCGGATTGAACTCGGTGCATGCGTCACTTCTCCTTGGGGTTGGCGGGCTGCTGGCCCTGGGGGTTGGAAGCCGCCTGGGCGGCCTGCTGGACACGAATCTGGCGCTCGGTGGCCGCTTGCTCGGCCTTCAGCGCCGCGTCTTGCTGGGCCTGCTCGCGCTCCAGCTGCATCTTGTGGTGCAGCTCCTGGTAGTCGAGCTGGACCTGGTGCTGGAACTTGCGGTCCTCCAGCGCGATGTCGGCCTCGACCTCGCGCTCCTTGGCCGCCGCGCCGTTGTCCTCCGGTGGCGTGATGGCCTCCTTGTGGGCCTTCACGCGCTCGGTCTCGGTCTTGGCCTGGCGCAGCTGCGCGTCGGCGTGCTTGCCGGCGGCCTCGCCTTCGAGCTTGCTGACCTCGGCTTCCTGCGCGCGGCGCTGCAGCTCGGCCTGCTCCTGCGCCTCGGGCGAGTTCTGGTCGCCCTGCATCTGCTTCAAGATCTCGCTCTTGCGCATCAGGCGGCTGTTCTCGATCAGCACCGTGTCGGGGATAGGCACGCCCAGCTCCTTCAGCGCCACGGCCTGGTCGAACTGGCTGTCCTCCAGGGTCTCGCGCTGCGGCACCGAGCTCACCACCACGTCGTACTCGCCCAGGGTCAGGTCGTTGAGGACCTCCCCCGTGGCCGGGTCCGCCTGGTTCACGCGGAACGTCTCGTGGTCGCCGGTGAGCTTGTCGTGCGTGATCGTGAGGATGCGCTCCTCGGTGTAGAACTCCTGCACCAGGTCGAGCACGTTGCGCGCGAGGATGAAGTCGGTGCGGGTGAGCGAGTCCAGCGGCTTGACGATGTTCGTCTGGGCAGCCTGGCGCTTGGCCTGGATCGCCTTGGCGGCCACGTCCTCGCGGTCGAAGCCCTGCACGCTGTCGGGCACGCCGGAGATCGACTTGATGTGCTCCTCGGCCTTGTACGACACGCGGTCCAGGCCGGTGGGCATCGCGTTCGGGGTGATCTTCTCGATCGCGTTGGCGACGTCGTCGCTGACCTCGATCACCACGCCGGTCTCGGCGCCGCGCAGGGTCAGCTCCTCGACCGACATGTTGACCAGCGAGCCGGCCTTGACGATGTAGCCGGAGTTGGCCGTCGTGTTGATGACGTGCAGCTCCTGGCTGGAGACCTTGTTGAGCAGCTCCTGCGGGCCCAGCAGGTTCTCCACCAGGCCGATCGTGCGGCCGTGGCGGAAGTACGGGAAGTACGGCACCACGGTGAAGTGCTTGTACGGGCTCCAGTCGTCGTGCAGCACGACGTTGCCAGCGATCACGCACCAGCGGATGCGGCGCACGAGCTTGGGCACCACCTGCAGCCCGATGTTGTCGACGAACCAGGCGATCTTGTTGCGGTCCCAGCTGTCGGGGATCGGGCGCATGTCGCCGGTCTGCGGCGCCAGGAACCACTTCTGGCGGTCCAGCTGGCGGTACTGCCGCTCGATGACCCGCACGTTGCGCAGCACGTTGGAGTCGTCGTAGGTGCCGGTGTAGTTCGGGTTGTGCGGGTTGCCACCGAAGCGATCGCGCGACCAGTCCATCGCGTCGAGCACGTACGGCCCGGCGTTGTCCTTGTTGCGCAGGAGCTCGGCGTCGTCCTTGGAGTACAGAACCGCGATGTCGTCGGCCGTGAGCCACTTCGTGATGAACACGTCGGCCCAGGTGTCGGGGTCGTAGTCGTCCGCGTCGGCGTCGACCATGACGTTCTTCGGGTTCAACTTCTCGACGCGGACCTCGCCCTGCATCGAGTCGTTGAAGTCGATGCGCACGTCCAGGAACCCGCGGCTGGTGATGCAGCCGTCGGCGAACAGGTCCGAGCGCTTCCAGTCGAGCTGGTTGTTGTCGCTGATCTGCTTGAAGACCTTGGTGAGGACCTCGGCGGTCTCGGACGGCGCGCCCGAGCGGGGTCGAAATGCGATCTCGCTACGGTTGTAGATCTGCTCGCCCATCACGTTGGCGATGGTCGACAAGATCTTGTTGATCGTCAGCGCCGGGCGCTTGGCGGCCTTCAGCGCGGCCACGTCCTGCGGCGCCCACTGTTGGCCGGCAAAGAACATCTCGCACTGGTCGGCCTTGAGCACGAAGTTCTTGTGCCCGCCGGTGTCGCGCAGGTAGACGTAGCGGTTCCAGATCTTCTCGGTCAGCGCGGTGTCGATGGGCATGGCTATGCGAGCTGGGTGAGCTTGTAGATCGCTCGGTCGCACACCGAGGTGATTTCGTCGACGAGGTTCTCCAGCTCGCGCTGGCCTTTGCAGACACCCGTCCGGTTGGAATGAAGCCACTCACGCAGCTCGGCGATCGGCGCCAGGCCGCCCTTGGGCAGCGGCACGTCGGGGAAGTTCTTGACCGGGCCGAACACACCCTGGAAGCACTCGATGAAGGCGTCGGCCTTGTCGATCACGTCCTCGTAGAACGCCTCCAGCGCGACGTGCTGGGCGTAGCTCTTTGTGGTGAGGTGGGCGAAGTGCGCCGCGGTGCGCACGGCGAACACGCGGGCGACCAGCTCGGCGGCCTGCGTGCTCACTGCACGGCTCCGTTCTGGAGCGGCCGGTCGCCGCACACGATCGTGCCGGGCGGCCAATCGTTGGGCGCGCCGTACAGCTCGCGCCTGGGTGCGTAGCGCGGTCCGTTGTGGGGCCACTCGAAAGGCGTCTTCTTCGGCATCTTGTCGAGCAGGTCCTGCAAGCTCGGCGCCGGCTGCGCCTTCTGCGCCGGCTGCGCCTTCTGCGCCGGCGGTGCGGGCTGCTTGCCAACCTCGTCGAGCTGCTTCTTGATGCGCTCCCAGCGCTCGGCGTTTGGCGGCTCGTCGCCGAGCGCGTCAGCGACGCCCTTGAGCCAGGTGCAGAAGTCGTGCGGGGTCAACGCTGCTTCTCCCCGGCGTAGCGGATCTGAAAGATGAGCGTCTTGACGGCCATCGCGACCGGGGTGAGCTTGAACGGGGCTCGAAGCACTGGAGGACTCCTTCACGCGGACATGTGGCTCAAGCCACCGCCGCCTACGCCGCGCAGACGGTCTTTCCACGACTTCGGCTGGGGCGCCTGGGCCTTGCGCGGCGGTTCCTTGCCCATCGCCAGCTGAGTCATCCAGGCCAGCGAGTCGACGCAGTCGTCGTGGACGCCGGCCGGGAAGCGCAGCATCTCGGCCCTGACCACGTCGTACCAGCTCGCCTGGTCGTTGAAGCTCACCATGCCCTGCTGCATGCGCCCTTGCAGGGGCCGGGCGCGCGCCATCTTGTCGGTGATCGGCTTCAGGACCTCGATGGCCGGGTAGATGCGCCGCTCGCGCATGCGCTTCTTCAGAAGCGAGTCGATCGCGCGGTAGATCTGCCCATCCTCGAAGCCCAGAATCAGGGTCGGACTGTACCACTTCGTAGTGAGATCCAAAATAGATTCCACGATGAAGAAGGCGTCCCCGGACTTGAAGCGCACCACCTCGGCGACGTGCAGCACGTCGTCGGTGTCCTGCAGCCCGACGGTGCCGACCGTGTAGTCGTTCTGCTTCTTCTCGCTGATCGCAAAGTCCCACGCGATATACACGCGCGACTCCTTGCGGCTGGGAATCTGCCCGCGGCGAAACTGGTCCTTGGTGAAATAGCTGCCGTCGTCGGGGACGGGGTTCTGCTGGTATAGCGCCGACCACCAACGGCCATCCGTGCCGTCACCTTTTCGGTTCAGCGCGCGAATCTTGGCGAGTTTCTTCGTGTCGTAGCGGCTGGGGTGCAGCGCGTCGCCTTTTCGGCGCAGCAGCCTGGCTGTCGGGGGCGGAGTTTCCTCGGCCGACGGGCGCAAGATACTGCCGTCCTCGGCCAGGTACTCGTCGTTTTCCGCCAGCGCCGGGTACTTGATGACCTCGAACTGGTCGACGTCCTCGTCGTCGATACCCGCGTTGGCCATCATCTGCTGGAGCCGCCCGGCCAGGTCGTCGTCGTGCCACCAGGTCTGGATCACCAGCACGCCGCCGCCGGGCGCCAGGCGCGTGTAGGCGGTCGACAGATACCACTCCCAGATCTTCTCGCGCGCATCGGCCGAGTCGGCTTCCTCGGCGTTCTTCACCGGGTCGTCGATCACCAGCACGTGCGCACCCTTGCCGGTGATCGGGCCGCCGATGCCCGCGGCCACGTAGCCGCCGCGCCGGTTGTGGATGCCCCACTCCTCGGTCGAACCGTTGTTCGGGTCGATCCGCGTGTCGGCGAACACCGTCTGGTAGCTCGGGTCCTCGATGATCTGCTTGACCTTGCGCGAGAACCCCATCGCCAGGCTCAGGTTGTACGAGCAGGCGATGAACTCGTGGTCGGGGTAGCGGCCCAGGTGCCAGGGCGGGAAGTTCTTGCTTGCCAGCTCGCTCTTGCCGTGCCGCGGGGGCATCAGCAGCATGAGGCGCGGGCTCTTGCCGGCTGCCACGTCGTCGCTGAACTTCTCCAGGCGGCGGCAGATGTCCTCGTGCACCCAGCCCGCGTCGTAGCGGTCGTTCAGCCGCTGCACGAAGGGCAGCAGGCGCCGGCGCGACAGGATGCGGCTGGCCATCTCCTTCTCGACGGCCAGGCGCTTCGGGTTCAGCGGCGGCAGCGGGGCGGTGTTCTCTTCGGAGGCCCTGGCGTGGGCCAGCTGCGCCTCGTAATCGGGGTCAAAACGGGATGGCTCCTGGCCAAGCGTCTCGGATGGCGTCTGCGATGTCGGCGAAGGCAGCTCCGTCTCGGTCGTAGTGGGTGCAGAGGTACTCGACGGCTTGCTTCGCATCGAGCGGGCTGTGGCAGTAACCCCAGATTGCTTCGACGGCGTCGTTTCGCCAGCAGTCGTACGGCTCGTCGCGCTCGCGCGCTTCTTCGCTGGGGTACTCGATGCCTTTTTCGTCGAAGTACGAGCCTTCATCACTCGTCCTCGTCGCTGTCATCGTCGTGAATCTCCTGTTCGAGCAGGTTTCCGCCCTCTTGCGCGATGAGTTTGAGCAGGTCCTGGTCCGACAGCCGGTTCAGGCGCTCGAAAACGACGTTTCCGGTGATGTTGAGGTCGATTTTCTTCTGCACGGGCTCGTAATACCCGCACATCTTGCCGATTTCACGCCAGCCCGAAATGATGGCGCCGGGCTCGGCCATCAGTTTGGCCATCTCGATGCCTTCGAGCAGCCCATCCATGACCTTTTTTCGGGTCATGCCGGCCGATTCCTCGAATTTCTTCTTCTCGATGTCCAACGCGCGGCGGATGTTGGGCTGCTCGACAACCCGGTAGCCACTCTCGCCGTGCGAATACCCGGCGCGCACGGCGGCGGTCTTGACTGACTCGCCCTTGGCCAGCTCGCGCACGAACGCACGCTGCTTCGTGGTGAGCGGCGTGTCGACGGTCACTGGGGTCTGGCCGCGACCACGCTGGGGGAAATCGACCTCCTTCGGCATGGGGCGCGATCTTAGATCGTTTTTCGATTTTGCAAAAAATTTTGGGTTTCGATCCTGGAAGATGGGGGGTGGGGGTCTGCCTCTTTTTGTGGCAGGGGGAAGGGACGTTTGGAGGCGTGGTGCTTAATTTTTAAGCAGACAGAAAGAGGTCGTTTCGAGGCTTGGTGACGAGGGTGTGAGTCTCTCCTCCCCCGTCGCCACGAAGCCGTACCCACTTCGGATTCGGATTCGGCGCGGGGAAGAAGCATTCTTTGCCCACCCCAGGGCTCGCAAACACCGCGAGCCCTGGTCGATCCGCCTGGCGTGTTCTTCAACCTCGTCAGGAGATCGACATGCGTCGCATCTGCATCGCCATCATCGTGGCTGCCTCTGCAGCCTACGGCTTCCTGGTGTTCGACCAGGTTTACACGCGCTTCAACAGCGCCCGTGCCCTGCACGTCTCGGCCGTGGAGGTCGAGCAATGAAGCGCCTGACCAACGCACAGCTGCTGCAGCAGCTCGGTGCCGAACGGCACAACCACGAGCTGACGCTCGCGAAGCTCGAATCGGCGCAAGCCGAGATCGTCGCGCTGCGCGGCCAGCTCAACGAAGCGCAGCTCGAACTGGCGGGGCTGAAGGTGCGGGCGAAGCTCGACGCACCTGCGCCGCAAGCACAGCCGCGCCCGACTGTCAAGCCTTCGAAGCGCATCTTCGAGTTCGATCCGGGTAAACCCGGTGATTACGCGCGTGCTTCGCGGCTTGCGCGGGAGCAAGGCGGCCTTGTTCGCCGGGCAACTACGTAATGCCTTACGTAGTGGTAGCCATGGGGATGGCGACGTAATCGCGCCGCTTCCCCGCTGCATTCCAACCTTTTTTGGAGGTAATCATGGCCGCTTGCCGTCCATGGACCGACCGCGTCTACACGCTGCGTCGCGTCCTCTCGCTCGACTTGCTGGACTCGCCGTCGCTGGGCTTCACCTGGCGCGGCCACCAGCACGTCATTCAGACCTCGCATCTGACCGATGCCGAGCTGCTCGCCGTGCCGGCCCTGGCCAACACGCAATGGCGTTACATGCGCACCACGCACGAGTGGATTCCGGTGTTCGAGCTGGTCTCGCCCGTCGAAGACCTGCTGCGCTGCCTCGACATCGTGCTGTACCACGACTCCGTGTGGGACTGCCACGACACGATGGTCACGCCCAAGGGCCATCCACGCGAGCTGTTCATCGGCGAGCACATCCAGCAGACGTTCGTTCGCCAACTCTGCTGAAAACCACAAACCGGGCAAAAACCGCCCGGCTTGTTCGATCCGCTGTCTCTTGTCCTTCAACCCTTTAGGAGCAACTCATGCCCACCACCATCACCGCCACCAAGACCGTTCGCCGTCCTGCCAAGAAGGCCACCGTCACGCGAGCCGAGCTGCACGACGAAGTGCAAGGCTCGCGCTTGTGGCAGCAGTACCTCGACGCCAAGGACGCGCTGTTCAGCCACCTCAAGGTGCCGACCTGGGGTCGTGTCGTCTGCTCGTTCCTGGCCAGCGTGCTCGCCGGCATGGGCGTCGGCTGGGGCATCTCGATCGTCACCGACATCGTCATGTACGGTGCGATCGCGCTCACCGGCTCGGCTACGTTCGCCATGGTCATCTGGTGCATCGGCCTGGTGCTGGCCATCTACGCCAGCGTCTGCGCCTCGCAGTCCGCGTTCCAGTACATCGCTTCCAAGCGCATCGACGAGCACTGGAACACCGCCACCAGCACCGTCAAGGGCTGGTTCACTCGCCGCACGGTGGAGGCAGCATGATTGACGACAGCCGTGCGCCCCTGCTCATCGACATGCTCGAGACCGTGGAGCCTGATACCGACGAACAGTTCGCTGACACCCTCGGCATGTTCACCATGGGCGGTGACATCGAAGTCAAGGAGCAACCGAAATGATCTCGATGGGCCTGTGCGTTGCGCTCGGGCTCATCGTGATGTTCTGCAAGCTCTCTTGGCGCAAGCGACTGTGGTGCCTGTCGCACCCGCTTGCGCTGGACATCTCGGTGTTCACGCTCGTGAGCGTCCTGCACTGGGGCACGTTCAGCGGAATGATGGTCGCAGCCGTCGCCGCGCTCGCGTGCTCCATGTGCATCTCCACCGGCAGGTGGCTGTTCGGCTACATCAAGGCCGGACGCTACTTCCCGGGTCGCATCAACATCCTCGACAAGATCGGAGGCTAACCATGGATCAAGCTCAACTCACCGACACGCAAGCAAGCGTGGCCACCAAGTCCACCGCCACGCTGCTCGCGCTGTTTGCCTGCGTCGGCATGGAACTCCAAGCTCGCGCTGACGGCACTCCTGTCGAAAGCGTTGCGCCCGATGACATTGCCGATCTCGCACGCGTGTTCGGCGTCAAAGAGGTGCCGGCATGAAGCTCCACATCCTTCTCATTGGTCGGCAGCGCGTGCGCACGCTGTCGATCGAGCTCGTCGCCGACCACGCTTGGTGGCTCGGCGCCGCTGCACTCGTCATCGCGGCGATCTACCTGGTGCGCACATGGCCCGCGTAGCTTTCGTCCGCGTTCGATTTTCTTCGTTCGATCTACCGGAGAACTGCCATGACCAATTCGAGCTAGAGCTGCGTTCCGACTCCGACGACCCCGTGTTCGACGAGATCGCTGAGCGCGAGGAAGAACTCGGCTATCCGCTGGCTCTGGAAAGGAGGTTCTCACCTACCTGAAGCAACAGCACTCCGCCCGGTAGTGCGCGATGAAACCGGGCACCCTCAACCAACCACCTGAACCACCATGACCACCTACCTCAAGCCCACTCCCGTCCCTCTGTCCATCGACGAGTACCTGGACACCATCAGCGACGAGCGCGTGCTCCAAGTCGCAACCACGGCCGTGTACAACGCTGCGTCCTCGCGCATCGCGTACATCGGCCTGGGGATGGCTGCACAGGTCATCTCCGCGCATCGCAACCTGGCCGACGGCTCGACCATCACCATGTCCGAGGCCATCGAGACCGTCAACGGCATGGAGTTCCGCGGCCAGATCCTCAGCGACATGGGCGGTGACTACGTCTCGCGCGCATTGCTGGTGCGCAACCTCGCGCTCGTCAAGCAGCGCATGGAAGACCGCATCCGCATGCATTGGCCGGAGTTCGCCGGTCGATCGCTGATGGATGAACTCATGCGCACGGCCGAACCACGGCTAGTGCGCGCCGGCGACGTCGACGCAATCTACGAGCACTTCGACAAGGAGCTCGCACGCGAAGACATCATCCGTGGTCTGCAGCAAGACGCCGAGACCGAAGCCGCACGCAACCGCGCACGCATCGACATCGCGCACAAGCTGCTGGTTGCCAGCAACGAGTGCTTGGTCGAAGGCACCAACCGCGCCAGCGATCTCACCGAGCCCAACCTCACATCCGACGACGAACGCCGCTTGCTCGAACGCATCGAGCCTGCGCTCAAGCGTTTCGAGGTCGAGTGCCTGGCCGGCAAGGCGCGTGGCTTCTCCAACTCGATCGAGCGTCTCGCCTCCGCTCGCACATCCAAGGACGCACGCGCTGTCCTCGTGCGCACGCTGGCTCATTCGCGCTTCCACGAAGACGCCGGCGCTGCACCTGGTCTGAAGCCCGAGGTGCCGGTCAACGTCACCAGCAACGCGACGCACGACGCGCGCTACCTGGAGTCGATGACCAAGTTCTGAACCATACAGGCCCTGCGGGGCCTGCCTTCCAACCTTCCATCCAATCGTCAACAAACCCTTATAAGGACACTTCATCGTCTAAATACATACTCAATACTATATCTCTACTACTTCTTATATACATGTTTATAGATTGGAATGTAAGAGTAGAAGAGTCCTTAGAAATCAACAACTTAGGCGCTTCCAACCAGCCAAAGTCTGGTGTCGCTTCCTCTGCGATCGTTGTTCGATCTACACTAGGCGCCCACCTTGAGGCCCACGTCACATGAAGCTGCACTTCCTCGAAGCCTCCGTCCCCCTGACCAAAACGTACGAACAACGGCAGGGCGTGATCGTCAAGACCCCCTACCCGCACGTGTACGAAGTGACCTCGCATGACGAGGACGTGCGCGATCTGCGTGGGTTCGAGGCTGCGCTGAAACATCACGCCAAGCTCAACCACTGCCTGCTCAAAGGCGCCTTGCACCGCACGCTGAAGTCCGAGTCGCGTGCCGGCTCCACCGACGCCAACGACGCCACCGAGTGGATCTGCCTGGACATCGACGGGCTGCCTGAAACGACGGACGTCGATGGCAAGACTGCCGAGGTCACCGTCGACGACGTGCTGTTCCTGCTGGGCCTGACCGACGTCTCGTACGTGGTGCAGTGGTCCGCGTCGTACGGCATCGAGAACAAGTCCCTGCGCGCCCACGTCTTCATGCTGCTGGACAAGCCCGTGCCGGCCACGCAGCTCAAGCAGTGGCTCATGGGCCTGAACTTCACCACCGAGTTCCTGCGCGACAACATGTCGCTGACCAAGACCGGCAACTCGCTGCACTGGCCGCTGGACGTCAGCGCCTGCCAGAACGACAAGCTGATCTACATCGCGCCGCCCGTACTCAAGACCGGCGTCAAGGATCCGCTGAAGAACACGCCGCGCATCCATCTCGTGCGCAAGACCAACGAGCGGTTGAAGATCGACAAGATCCCGCTCGCCGCCAAGAACCGCGATGCCATGGCCAGGCGCATCGACGAGCTGCGCGACGCCGAGGGTCTGCCCAAGAAGAAGCAGGTCTTCAAGATGCACGGCAGCATCGAGGTGCTCGCCAAGCCCGACGCCTGCACGCTCACGGACATCAAGCAAGAGCGCGGCTTCGTCTACCTGAACTTGAACGGCGGGGACTCCTGGGGCTACTACCACCCCGAGAACAACCCCGAGTTCATCTACAACTTCAAGGGCGAGCCCACCTACCTCACCAAGGAACTGCTGCCCGAGTACTGGAGCCAGCTGCAGCAGCAGTCGACACACGTCGACTCCGATGGCATCTTGAAGCTGGCCTTCGTCGACCCGGCCAGCGACCGCTACTACCGCGGCACGTACGACCAGAAGACCGACCACCTCGCGTTGGAGACTACGAAGTCGAGCAAGACGCTGCTGGACTTCGCCAAGTCCAACGGCATCGTGCTGCCGGACAACATCATCCCCGAGTGGCGTCTGGTGTTCGACCCGCACGATGCCGTGCGCGTAGACGTCGACAACCGCGTCATCAACACCTTCAGCCTGACGCCGTACATGCGCCAGGAGGCCAAGGCGATCACGCAGATCCCCAAGACGATCAAGAAGGTGATCCATCACGTGTGCGGCTCGGACGACGAGTCATTCGACTACTACATCAACTGGCTGGCCTACGTGCTGCAAGAGCGCGACCGCCCGCTCACCGCCTGGGTCTTCCACGGCGTGCCGGGCACGGGCAAGGGCACGCTGGTGGCCAAAATCCTGCGCCCGCTGTTCGGCACCGAGCACACTAAGGTCATCCGCATGAAGGACCTGGACGAGAAGTACAACAAGTTCATGGACAAGTCGCTCATGGTCGTCGTCGAAGAGGTCGAGACCAGCGCCTTGGCCAACGAGCGTGGTGCCATGGCCGACCTGCGCCTTTACATCACCGACGAAGTGGTGCCGCTGCGCGACATGTACGCCACGCCGCGCGACGTGCGCAATTACACCGCTTGGCAGTTCCACTCCAACGCAAGTGCGCCTGTACGAGTCACGAAGGATGACCGGCGTTTCAACGTGGCCAAGTACCAGCCCGTCAAGCTGGAGATGACCGACCGTGAGCGAGACTCCATCGAGCGTGAGCTGCAGGGCTTTCACGACTACCTGATGACGTACACCGTGGACCGCGAGAAGGTGTTCAAGGTGCTAGAGAACGCCGACCGTGAGAAGCTGGTGGACCTGACCGAGTCGTCGATCGACTCCGTGGTTGACGCGCTGGCCAAGGGCAACATGGAGTTCTTCATCGACCAGCTGCCCACCGACGAGCGCTACCTCGGCAACATGTCGGCGGCCAACCGCGTGAACGACTACAAGGCGATCGTCAAGTCCCTGCTTGAACGCACCGAGATGCGCGGGGGCGAATGCAAAATCGCCCGCGATGAGCTGCGTGTGCTGTTCGACTACTGCGTGGGCAAGATTCCCGACACGCCGAACAAATTCACCTCGCTGCTCAAGCACCATCGGCTGGTGGTCGGCAAGGTGTGGTTGGACGGCAAAAGCGTCAACGGCATCAAGGTCAACTGGGTCGACCTGAAGAACTGGCCCACTTACAAGCGCCACTTCGAGCCGGCGCCCAAGGCACAGATGCAGAGGGTGAAGTGAAAGAACAACTGCGCGACATGGTGCAGCGCTTGCGCCGCACTCCAGTCTCTTTGCTCGATCTCATCCCGCTGCTGCCAGAGCAGCCGATCGCATCGAGCAGCTCGAACAAAGCGCCATGACCGAGCAGCGCGCTCGCGAGATCCTGGGCGACACGCTCAACGCCGAGATCATCGAAGAAATGAAGTCTCGCTTCACTGCCGACCAGCTCGAAGCGATCGCCTGGTGGATGCGCAACAAGGAGATCAAGTGAACCAGTACTACATCCTCAACGGCCAGACCCCCATCCCGTGCATCGACGTGAGCACGTTCAGTAGGTGGTTCGAGAATGCAGACCGCCAGGTCTGCGTCGACATCATCGACGGCGTGCGCGTGTCCACGGTCTTCCTCGGCCTCGACCATCGCTGGAGCGAAGGCCCGCCGCTGCTGTTCGAGACCATGATCTTCGGCGGCGAGCACGACCAGTACCAGAACCGCTACAGCACCTGGGCCGAAGCCGTCGAAGGCCACGCCAAGGCGCTCGCGCTGGTCAAGGGGTCGAAATGACCACTGAAGCCGAGCTGCACGAACTGCTGGAGCTGGCCGCCAAGGCGGCGGGCGATTTGATTGGCTTCGACCCGGACGGGTCTTGCCACATCGGCATCCCCGGAACGTCGGAAATGCTGCCCTGGAACCCCCTCACCGACGACGGCGACGCGCTGCGCCTGGCGGTGAGGCTGGGGATGTCAAGCATTCTTGGAGAGGTCTGGGTCATCGAGCGGACTTCAATCAGCGAGTACGAGCGCGACTCCAACGCCGCCACCCGCATGGCCATCCTGCGCGCAGCCGCGGAGATCGGCAGGAGGATGGAGTGACCACCGAGCTGAAGCATGCAACGTACATCGGCCCGCCGGTCGGCTGGAATATGCAGCCTGGCATGACGGCGCTGATCCGCCCCAGCGCAACACCTGACAAGGTGCTCGCTCAGTTCGATGCCTTCCACGCCCAGCGCGCCGGCCAGGACCTGGCGTGGGACTGGCACGAGTTCAACGCAACTGACTTCGAGGTGAACGAATGACCACCACCGATCGCCGCTTCCGCCTGCCCTCGTACCGTGCGCTGCAGGCCAGCCAAGCTCACGCCAAGCTGCTCGCCGACTCGATCGAGTACTTCGAGAAGCACAACCACACGCGTCCCGACGGCACGGTCAAGCGCGACCACGCATCGAACGGCTTCACGGCGCGCGCGTGCGCGCAAGCCACCACCGCCCTGCTTAAGTCCGAGCCCAAGGTCGACGATCGCACAACGATCGAAGTGGGCGGCCTGGTGCGCGTGAAGCCGGAGCACACCGAACGCCTCAAGAAGTACAACACGCCGACGGGCTCCTTGAAAGTCGCGCACATCTGGAGCAACACACAGAACTTGCTGCTTGTTGCACCAGAAGTCGACATTCCGACTTCGATGACTTTCGACGAAGTCGCTCATTTTTCTCGCCGCCATGATGGCAGAACCTGGCAGCCCTACTACTTCGAGCGCGTTACCGAGTGAGAACACGCACACCCCAACTGGGAGGGGTTCAACAACAAGTCATGCACATGAACCAGGAAGACTACACCGAAGACGAGCTGAACGCCGCCTACCAAGACGGCCAGCTGGCCGCCGACGGCGTGCCTAGTGAGCGCACCTATCAGCTCGGCAGCGTGCTGGGCAACGAATTTCTGCGCGGCTACTTCGACCAGCGCTTGAAGGACACGGAATGAACCACAGCGAAGCCTTGTCGCGCATCAGCCTGACCGCGCGCGACAGCACCAGCTCCGACAGTGAGAAGGTACGCGCGATGGCGCGCATCGCACGCGAAGCGCTCGACGCTGCCCCCGCAGCAGCACAGGGGGAGGCGCTCACCGAGTTGCTGAAGCTGCTCGACGGAAAGAGCGGCGCGGCCTATTGCAGGTACGTCGAAATCCTGCGGCGCGACGAGTGCCTGGGCTGGGAACACAAGACCAAGCACGGCAAGTTCGGCGAGGCCGAGCTGAAGGCGCACACGCTGGCCGCCGAGCACCTGGGCATGCATCGGGCGTTTGCTGCCGCGCTCTCTGACGCTCGCGCCGCCCTCGCACAGGGGGAGGCGCCCCCTCCCTCGGCATTCCTATCGCCGTCATCGAGCATGAACTACGCCGAAGCGATGGCAGGGCTGGTCGCGCGTACCGCCGCACCCCCTCCCGAGCAGGCACAGCCCGTCATCAGCGCCGAGCACGGGCCGTGGCTCCCATCCATGCACGAAGGCGAGACCTACTGCCAGCGGTGCAAGGTTCGCAGCGTCTTTGCGAGCCAACGCAAGTGCGATCCGCACATCGCCACCGAGCAGGCGCAGCCCGCAGTGCCGGCGCTGACGGATGAGCGCATCGAACTGGTGGCCGCATGGAACGACCTGCCTGATTCGCTGAGGTGCCATCCCGGCCTCAAGCGGCTATTTCGTGCGTGCCAAGCGATGCCCTCCGCCACCCCACCCGCACAGGTGGAGCAGCCGATGCTGACGGATGAGCAGGCGCTGGCGAAGGTGGCGCCATTCGGTCGCCGCGACAAGTTCCCGTTCCGCATCCCCGGCACGAGCAAGTCCGAGCAGGTCGAGTGTGTTGTGCTCACCGCTGCCGACTGCGCTCGCCTTGTCGCCGCCCTCACCCGAAAGGACTCCCATGACTGACACCTGCGCCACCTGCATGCATATCGGGGTCGCCTACTGGGACAACGGATTCACCATCTCTCATCACTGTCTCAAGGGCGATATTCGGCGGGCCGAAACGATGCCGAAGGACGCGGACCTGTTCGCGCATTTCCGCGCCTTCTTCGATGCCTCCGCGAGCCAGAAAGCGTGCAAGCATTACGACGAACGGCCACCGGCCTCTGCCGACGTTATGGCTCTGTTGGAGCGCATCGGCAGCGAGGGCCGCGCCGAAGTGAAGTTCTGGTCCGACGAAAGTCGGCTGGCTCATTCACTCGAAGGCAAGTTCGTCAAACTGGATCAGTACGCCAAGGCCCCCAACGGCTACCGCGTCTACAGACTGCTCCCGGTCGGCGAGGTGGAACGTGCAAGAGCCGCTGTTACTGCGCAGGAGCCCTCCCATGGCTGACACCACACGAGAGGCGCTGGCGGCCGAGGCGAAGCGGCTGGCAGAAGAATACGCCGACCAGCATAAGGCCAATGGCGCACTCCGCTGGAAAACGCTGCACGCGCTGTTCGCCACCATCGACCGCCTCGCCACCCCCGAGCAGGCGCCAGCAGTGCAGGCAGGGGCGCTGGCCGAGCGCTGGGCTGGATACGCGCGGCTGCTGAAAGAGGCCCGGCGTTATCTTGGAGACAAGCGGCTGTACCACGACGAACTTGACGGACGCAAACGCCGCGAGACGAATCAAGAGCACGTCGACCGCATTTCTACAGTGATACAGGAGAACGAAGACCTGCAGACACTGGTAGACGAAATCGACGCCGCCCTCGCCACCACCCCGGCAGTGCAGGCAGAGCAGCCGGCCGAGCCGCACCGCTATTCCGTCGTGTACCAGGGCGACCGCGCAATGGTGCCCGTCGAGGTGCTGGGCGTGTACGCCGACAGCCATTCGACTGTCGTGACCATCGCCGCCCCCAGGGGGCAGGCAGAGGATGCGCAGCGGCTGGACTTCGTTGCGATGCATGGCCTGCTGTCGCTCGACAGCGTGAGCGGCAAGCCGGGCGGCAACGGGCAACGACTCGTCGCGGCAACGCGCGCCGCCATCGACGCCGCCCGCGCATCCGACGCCAGGAAGGGGGAGGCATCGTGAGCGCCCCACCACCGGGAGAGCGAGAGGCGATGACGCCCAGCAAGCAAGACGAGGTGCCGCTGCCAGAGCCGACGCGGCTGGCACACGAGGCGGGAGAGCTGTACCACGAATGGCAGAGCTTCGAGGCATGCTGGGAAGACCTCAGAGTGCCCGCTGAACAGCGCGGTGAAAACTGGCGCGATCACTGCGCCATCAGAGACAAGTGGCACGCCAAGTTCGCCGAATTCAACGCCGCGCTCATCGCCTACGGCAACGCCCGCGCCCGCGCTGCCACAGAGAGGGCTGCTCAGGTGTGCAGGGAGCGCTGCGCGATCACGCCTTCTGTGCCGGCATGGGCACTTGAAGCCAACAACTGTGCCGACGCCATCCTCGTTGACGCTGGCATCAAGGGGGATGGAACCAATGACCCCGCGAAAAAAGACTGATCGACCTCTTGCGTCGAAGCGCGATCTTCGTTCTAATTTAGATCGCTAGAACAATAACGAAGAGGACAGGCGGAGCACCAGCTCCCCACCCCCGAACAACCAAACGCCTGCACCAGCAGGCCAGGCGGAGCTTTGCCCATGCACGTCGAAGAACTGAAGAAGTCAGAAGGCTGCGGCATGCAGACCTACTACTGGCCGGCTCGCACCAACTGGAATTACAAGGGAGAAGGCATGTTGGTGTGTAACTTCGAGCATGCACCCGACCAGTGGTTCGTCGCGACCGACAAGACCAAGCAGCCCGGCAACCTCGGCTTGCGGGCCGGCCCCTTCGACACCGCGCAGCAAGCGGTGAACTGGATCGAGATGATGAAGGACGAAACATGAGCACACCTGAGCTGAAGGCCGGCATGCTGGCCATGATCGTGGTCCCCGCCCGTGTGCACGAAGACGAAAAGCGCGTCATGGGTCCGTTGGTCGGCAACATCGTTTGCCTGACCCGCTTCGAGCCGTCTCCGATCCACCCCGTGCTCGGGCACCAGCTCGACCCGATGTGGTTCTTCGAGCCCACGTTGTACGTCGACATCGGCGGCGTGCCTGGTGCGGTGACCGGCGCTGCTCCCGACTGTCTGAAGCCCCTGCCTGGCGGCGAGGGCGAAGACGAGATGCTGCGCATCGCCGGCAAGCCGGTCGAGGTGACGGCATGACGCCCGCACTGCGCTGGCTGCTGGTGAACGGTGCGTTCGCAGCCCTGCTCATCACGGGCTACGTGTATGACATCCAGGGCGCACGCAACGTCGTGATCGGCTGCATCGTGTTCTTCACGTTCATCGCCTTCAGGCTGCTGATGGTCGAGGTGAAAGCACAGAAGCCGCGACCCGTGCCGCTGTGGCTCGACGCAACCTACGACACCGTCGTCACTAGCTTCCTTTTTTGGCACGGTGCCTGGTGGCTCGCCGGCATGTACGTGTTCCATTCGCTCGCGCTACTGCACTACTTCGAGAAGAAGCTCGACTGCAAGTCGAACACCTAAGCAAGATCTTCGATCGAGAGCTGACCTAGCTCGATCGAACTTTTCAACCAGGTCATCAAGGAAGAGATACATGGCAAAGAACCTCAAGGACGCTGGTCCCCAGGCGTACGTGGCTGACATCGTCTACTCGGGCGAGCAGCTGATCCTGCCCGAAGGCATGGCCATCCCCGACGCCATGGCGCTGCTCAAGCGCCGCCAGGAGTTCCTGGAAGAAGCGGTCAACATCACCGAGACGTTCGACGTCTTCCCGTGGGACGGCGCGTACCTGCTCGACCGCGTGCTCACGCGCAAGTTCGGCTGGTCGGCCGCCACCGCCACCCCCGGCTTCTTCGGCCCGCAGCCGCCGAAGCTGATCTCCATCGACACCGGCCCGTCGAGCAAGATCCAGGTGCCCTGGGGCGCGTTCTCGCTGCCCAAGGTCGACGGCCTGCTGCACACGAACGTGGCCAAGAAGGGCGCGCGGTTCGTCTTCAACCTGGTCGCGCAGGTCAAGCGCAAGGACGAGGCACTCGTGCAGCGCATTTTCGAAGAGCTGCGCGCCGAAGCCGCCAGCTGCTCGCTGTACCGCGGCAAGGCCATCAAGATGCGCTTCCGCGGTGACGACGGCAAGCCGCTGCAGATGCCCGAGCCGAAGTTCATGGACGTCAGCAACATCAGCCGCGAGCAGCTCATCTACTCCGACGACGTGACCACCGCCGTCGAGACGAGCCTGTTCACGCCGATCGAGCGCGTGCAGGACTGCCTGGACAACGGCCTGCCGGTCAAGCGCGGCGTGCTGCTGGGCGGCACGTTCGGCACCGGCAAGACGCTGGCCGCCACCGTCGCCTCCAAGCTGGCCGTCGACCACGGCATCACGTACCTGTACGTGCCGCGTGCCGACGAGCTGAGCGACGCCATCGAGTTCGGCAAGCAGTACCAGTCGCCGGCGTGCGTCATCTTCTGCGAAGACATCGACCGCGTGATGGACGGCGAGCGCGACGTCGCGATGGACGACATCCTCAACATCATCGACGGCATCGACACCAAGAGCGCCAACATCATCACGGTGCTCACCACCAACGAGCTCAACAACATCAACCCAGCCATGCTGCGCCCGGGTCGCCTGGACGCCGTCATCGAGGTGACGCCGCCGGACGCCAAGGCGGTCGAGCGCCTGCTGCGCCACTACGGCGGCGAGGCGATCGACGCGAGCACCGACCTGGCCGAGGCCGGCCGCGTGCTGGCCGGCAACATCCCGGCCGTCATCGCCGAGGTGGTCAAGCGCGCCAAGCTGGCGCAGCTGCGCCTGCAGCCGGTGGGTGAGCCGGTGAAGAACCTGTCGTCGCAAGCGATCGTGGACGCGGCCAAGACGATGAAGATGCAGCTGGACCTGCTGAAGGCGCGCACCGAGGCGGTCAAGCCCGACCTCACTGCCGACCGCGCGCTGGAGACCCTGGTGCAGCGCGTCGTCGACTCCGCCGCGGGCGACCTCAACCAGAAGATCGTCAAGATCGCCGCCGGCGTCGGCGTCGAGGTCTAAGGATGGCCGGGGGCTGGGCGACAGCTCCAGCCCTGGCCGCCTGGCCCCTTTTTTCCCGGCGAACGCGGCCGGGCCAGTAAGCGTGACACCTCGGAGAGACGGGGGCCTACATCGAATCGCTCGCAGCTCCCGACGCGGAGTGAGGGAACTTGTCTGCCAGCAAAGAACCCGGCGAGTGGCAGCTCGCCCGTGAGCAATTCGATGTAGGCCACTCGCCTGCTTTACCACCACACGACTAGGAGAAAAGTCATGTCCTTCCAAAGCCTCAAGACCAAGGAACTGCGCGAGCAGATCCACAACATCATCAAGGCTCGGTTCGCCCGTGGCCAGAAGCCGGGCCTGCGCTTCACGCCCTTCAGCGACGTCGAGAACGGCTCGGTGTTCATCGCGCCGCCTGACAGCACGAGCCTGTGGCGCAACCAGGTCAACAACGACCACGAGGACTGCATCCTGCGTGACCGAAGCTGGGTGTGCAACACGTTGATCGACGATGACTGGCGCACCTACCTGGAGTTGCCCGACGGTCACAGTCTGCGCCTGGACGGCGACAACGCCCCCATCCTGATCCACGACCTCGGCAATGACTTCGAGGACAACGTCGCGAGCGAGTACGACGACGAGGCTGATTGCCGCAGCAGCGAGGACCTCGATGATGACGTCAGCGTTGACGATGAGTGCGATGAGTTCTGGGTCGTCGTCGTCGAAGGCATCGAGATCAGCCAGATCAAGGACCTGATGCTCGGCGAGATCTCCGCGGCCAAGAACGAGGACGCGTCGACGCCGGCTCGCCGGCCCGCGCCCAAGGCGCCCTCCTACGACGACTCGCCGGTGCAGATCGTGCAGGTCGACGTCAGCGCGCTGGGGTGACCGCCATGCTCAAGCCGCAAGAACTCTCCATCCTGGCCACGTTCGCCACCAACTGCCTCGGTGAGCTCTCGAAAGTGTTCACCGAGAAGTGGGTGTCGGATGATAGGGGTCCGGTCATCGACACCCAGGTGTTCATCGTCGCCTCGTTCGACCATGACAGCGGCAAGCCCAACGGCGACTTCATGCCCACGGAGCTGCAGTTGCTGGTCAAACTCTTCCCCGACGCCGAAGAGGCGTTATTCAAGAAGGTAAGCGCCGACGTGGCCGCAGGCACGTTCCCGGCGGCTGTGTTCTTCCGCAACATCATGACACTGGAAGTGCCCGACGCCGCCGTCGGCGAGGTGGTGGCCAAGAAGTTGGCCGAAGGTGCACCGATGCCCACCGAGCACATGGTGCCAGCCATCGTCATCACGGTGTGCACGCCTGAGCTGAAAACCATCTATGCCCAGCGGTTCAAGAACGGCAAGCCGTTCGGCGAGATGCGCATCGGCGAGCACAAGGACCTGGAGAACAACTCGGTGGTCAGGCACGCCATCGAGTTCAACTGAAAGAACACCATGACCATCAAAGTGATGACCACGGCGCAGCGCGCCATGCTGCTGTCCGCTGCGCGCGACATCCACCGCTTGGCGTGCGAGCAGTACATCGAGGACTGGAAGCCGAATCTGGACCCGCACGAAGCCGTGGTTGGCCCCGGCGTGTTCATAGTCCAAGGGTTCGACGACGCCGCGGCGAAGATCGAAGGCTCCTGGGCGCCCAATGAAGTCGCCGAGATGATGCTGTCGTCACCTACCAGCAAGCAGGCGATGACCAGCGCGTTCAGACAATTCTTCGACAGGGGGCTGGCCTACGCCTTCATCGTGGTCTGCGAAGCGCAGCTGAGCATGAGCACGTCGCCCGAGCATGCAGCCAAGATCAGCCGCGAAGGCATCATCGGCTCCGAGGGCGCGCAGGACTGCATTACGGTGCAGATCCATAGCCCGCACCACACGACGCTGCTCATCCAAGGCTTCAAGGACGGCCAACGCGACGGCGAAGTCAAGGAGATCGGCGAGGACGGTGAATCCAGTGCTACTGGCCGCATGTCGATGACCGAAGAGCACAACGCATGATCGCCGACTGCTCCTGGGACCAGCCAGGCCACAACCCCTTCATGGGCGACGTGGTCGCCGCGGTGGCGCACTACGACTTGCCCGAGCCGGCGCAACGCGTGCTGCAGGAGCGCATGGCCAAGCGTCAGTACGACGACCTGGTCGAGATCACGCATGACAAGATCAGCGGCCGGTACGACTACATCGCGCTGCGCATGATGCACTTCGGCCAAGGGCAAATCTGCGCCAACCCGCGCCGCGACAAGTGGGGCAGCCGTGTCGAGCGAGCGCTCGTGTACTGCATCGACGACACCTGCGTGCTGGTGCCGACGGTGTGCCGCAACGTCTCCCTGGTCACGCGCGTCTTGCGCACGGCGCTGCCGCCGATCGACCCCGAACAACCGGGTGGAGTCCCTGGACTCACGGACTTTCCGCCTGTCATCTTGTGGAGCCCGCCCGTGAACACGCCGGCGGCTGATACCCCCTCCTCTCTTTCGCCGCCGGTGTGGACGCCTCCGTCACCACCTCCGATGCGCGTCGTGCTGGTGGGCTCCACTCCCTTCATCCCACCCAAGCCACCGATCCCGGCCGTGCCTGACATCCCGACCTGGGTCGGCATGCTGCTCGGCTTGGCTACGCTCGCAAGGAAGCTCAAGTGATTCACCACACTCCGAAGCAGCTCGACAATATGCCACCCGGCCCTTGGCAGGGCGAACCGCACGTGCTGCGCTGGCGTGACGCCACTACTGGCTTGGTTTGCCTGGCCATGCGCAACAAACACACCGGTTCATTCTGCGGCTATGTGCGTGTGCCGCATGGGCACCCGTTCTATCGTCGCGAGTACAACGGCCGCATTGAACGCCGCCTTCGCGTGCACGGCGGCGTGACCTTCAGCGGCGGTCGTTGGATTGACCGCGGCTGGTGGCTGGGCTTCGACTGCGCGCACGCTTGGGACTACCCACCGCTCATGGCCCAGTTCTGGTCGCAAACGGGCTCAGACGAGGTGGTGTACCGCGACCTCGATTTCGTGAAGCACGAGTGTGCGATGTTGGCGGCCCAGATCTTTGCCGTCGAGGGCAAACAGACTAAGCAGGGCCGCCAGGCAGGCCGCCGACACGACCGCAAGAAGCTATCGGAGCGCAAGCAGTTTATGAAGCGCATGCGTAAACCTGGCGCGTTCGACCGCCTGCTGGCTCGCAAGATCCAGGAGGCTTGATGCTCTATATCGCCACCCTCGTCTTCAACACGCTGATGAGCCTGGTCATGTGGTGGGCCGGGCTCCAAGACGGCGGGCTGGCGCCAGCCGGCGTGGGCCTGCTCACGGGCTGGCTCGCGCTAAACCTTCTCACCCTGGGCCGCACGATGTGGCCCGCCCTCAAGAGGAAATGATGGACTTCTCGACTCTTCTGACCCCGAAGCGCATTGCAACCGCAGTGACCGGCTTGATCTGCGCTGTCTTGCTCATGGCCAACTGGCCGATCCAACAGGTGCCGACCGGACACCGCGGCGTCGTCACTGTGGGCGGCGAGATGAAAGGCATCTCCAGCGAAGGCTTCCTGCTGGTGTGGCCCTGGCAGCGCCTGAACGTCTTCAACATCCGCGCCGAGCAAGTAAGCGTGGAGAAGGCCGAGGGCGGCACGGCCGACCAGCAGCCCGTGCATGTCGACCTGACAGTGCGCTACTCAGTGATGCCCGAGAAGGTGTCCTACGTCTTCGAACAGTACTCGAAGGACGGCAACATGGACTCGTACGTGCAGACCGCCACCCAGGAATCGTTCAAGGCGGTGACGGCCAGGTACACGGCGCCGGAACTGATTAACAAGCGTGCCGAGGTTTCCAGCAACGTGCTTGCCACGCTGAACGCCAAGGTGGCGCAGTACGGCGTGCGAATCATCGCCGTCGACATGAAGGGCTTCCAGTACGCACCGGACTACATGAAGGCGATCAATCAGAAGGTGACGGAAGACCAGCTGCGCCAAGCCGCCGACAACCGGGCCAAACGCATCGAGTCCGAGCAGCAGGCCAAGGTGGTCACGGCGCTCAAGGACGCCGAAGCAGCACGCGCCACGGCCGACGGCCAGGCATACGCCGTTACCAAGCGGGCCGAAGCCGAAGCCAACGCCTTGCGCATCCAGAATGCTGCGCTGCGCGAGAACAAGGACGTGCTGGAGCTGCGCCGCATCGAGGTGTCGCTGGAGACGGCCAAACGCTGGAACGGCACGCTGCCGACCAACATGTACGCCAACGCTCCGGTGCCGCTGCTCACCTTGGGAGGCAAGTGATGTCCACCCATCGGCACAGGCTCACGCTATGCCCGCATTGCGGACATGAGCTGGATTGCTGCGAGAACACCCGCGACGGACGGCCCAGCACCCCGAAGGCTGGCGATCTCACCGTCTGCGGCAAGTGCGCAGGAGTGCTGAAGTTCGACGACGACGGACTGCCCACGCAGACGGTGAGCGCCGAGGAGTTCGCGGCACTGCCGGCGGGCGTGAAACTTCACATCAACCGGCTGCAGTCCGTGCTTGGTTTTCTTCGAGCTTCGATCTAACATCGAAGTTCGATCTACCAATTAAGGACCGTCCAGTGGCGATTCGTTCGTGGAGCCATTCAAAGCTCGTCGAAGCCGACAAGTGCATGCGCCGTGTCTGGTTGATGCACGACCAGCGCATCCCTGAGCCGCAGCGCCCGCTGCCGCCTGGCAAGACGGAGCACGCCAACGACCGTGGCACGCGCATTCACACCGGCTGCGAGCTATACGTCAAGGGCGAGGCCGACATTCTGGTGCCGGAGGCCGAGAAGCACTTCGGCCCCGAGATCGACTTCCTGCGTGTGCTCTACGGCGAAGGCGTCGTGTCGCTCGAAGGCGAGTGGGGCGTCGACCAGGAGTGGGAGCCCTGCGACTGGAAGACGGCTTGGCACCGCTGCAAGCTCGATGCCCTCGTCTTCCCCGACCCCACCGAAGCGATCGCCATCGATTACAAGACTGGCAAGCGCTGGGGCAACGAGGTCAAGCATGGCGAGCAGATGACGCTGTACGCACTCAACACCGTGCTGCGCTACCCCGAGGTCGAGCGCGTGCGCACGGAGCTCTGGTATCTCGACCAGAACGAGATCGCCACCAAGACCTTCACCCGCGACCAGGCCCTGCGCTTTAAGCAAGGCTTCCACAAGCGCGGCCTGAATCTCACCACCGCCACCGAGTTCCCGCCGCGGCCGAACATCTTCTCTTGCCGCTATTGCATGTATGGCAGCTGGGGAACTGGCCACTGCCCCGATGGCGTGCAGGACAACCGCCCCACCAAGGCGCCTCCACGGCGTCTCTACTGACATGCAGATCTCCATCGAACGCATTTCGCCGTCGAAAGCCGCGGCGTACCTCAACGCGAACAAGGCCAACCGCAAGCTGCGCGAAGGCGTCGCCGAGAAGTACGCCGAGGACATGCGCAACGGCAAATGGACGGAATGCCCCGAGCCGATCAGCTTTTACGACGACGGTGATCTGGCCGACGGCCAACATCGGTTGTTCGCGATCGTGGAATCCGAGACCACGCAGACTTTTCCGGTCGCACGTGGCTTGCCACGCAGCGCCGGACTGAACATCAACACGGGGCTGACTCGGTCACTGGTCGACAACGCGCGCATCAGCGGCGAAGACACCGAGTTGTCCAACGAGCTGATCAGCGTTGCTCGCGCCATCGAAGAAGGCACCCGCAGCGCCGGCGCCATGTCGAACGCGCAGCGCCTGGAGCTGGTGAGCAAGCACCGTGAGGCCGCTTCTTGGGCCGCCAAGAACGGCCCGCGCGGCAAGATGCTGCGTAACCAGCTCGTTCTGTCAGCCGTCGCACGTGCCTGGCTTCATGAGGACGACGCCGACAAGCTCAAGCGGTTCTGCGACGTCTTCAGCACTGGCTTCGCCGACGGCGACACCGAAAGCGCGGCGATCGCGATGCGCAACTACATGCTGACCAAGGGCAGCACGGCCAGCTCCAACGCGCTGTGGCGCGACACGTTCTTGAAAATGCAGAACGCGATCAGCTACTTCATGCGTGGCCGCAAGCTCACCGTCATCAAGGGGGTCGCCGATGAGGCGTACCCGATCAAGAAGGGGAAGCGCAAATGAAGTACGTCTACGGAATCGCCGCAATAGCGGTGCTGCTGGCCATCGCCTGCTGGGCCGGCTATGACATGCAGCGCCAAGCGTGCCCGCCTGGTTCGACGGACTGGGTGTGCCTGTGAAGCTGCGCGACCGCTTCCTCTGCCTGCTCGGCCGCCATGGGCCGGGTACGTTCGGCAACGCCTTGAGCGACCGATCGCACCGCACCGTGCCCTTCGAGCGCAAGTGCTTAGTGTGCGGTGCCCTCTGGCGCACCGATCCCCAAAACCCTGTTGTATGGGAGCGCGTTAAGAAATGAACATCAACGAAGTGCTTGTGCTATTCCGAAAGACAAACAAGCTCGGGCGATCGATCGATCAAGCGATCAAAGACGCTGGAGGGGTCGGAATCGAGCCCCTCTTGAGCATGCCTTTCGACGAAGTGCTGTTGTTGCTTGCGCAGAACTACATCGACATTCACGCGTATTACGCGCCCAGTAATGAAGCCCCGAAAAGTTGAAGCCCCCAAGGCCATGGCGCATCAGGCTGTGAGCCTGAAGCACGATGCCAAGACGGACGTGGTGTACGACTGCTCGGACGCCGGCACCGGCAAGACCTTCGTGCGCATCATGGCGTTCGCCAAGCGCCGGCGCGCCGGCGGCGGTCGGATGCTCGTGCTGGCGCCGCGCAGCCTCTTGAAGAGCGCCTGGTTCAACGACTTCGCCAAGTTCGCCCCCGACATGAAGGTGTCGGTGGCCACGGCCGACAACCGCGCCAAGGCGTTCGCCGCTGAGGCCGACGTGTACGTCACGAACCACGACGCGGCGAAGTGGCTGGCGCAGCAGCCGGCCAAGTTCTTCAAGGACTTCGACGAGCTGGTGATCGACGAGATCACCGCCTACAAGCACCACACCAGCCAGCGCAGCAAGGCCATCAGGAAGATCGCCAAGCACTTCAAGCGTCGCGCCGGCTTGACCGCCACGCCCAATGGTCGCTCTATCACCGACGTGTGGCACCAGGTGGCCATCCTCGACGACGGCAAGCGCCTGGGCCCGAGCTTCTACGCCTTCCGCAACGCCGTGTGCACGCCCGAGCAGGTTGGCCGCCAGGCCCACATGGTCAACTGGGTCGATCGCGACGGCGCTGAAGAAGCCGTCTTCGGCGAGCTGGCCGACATCGTCGTGCGGCACAAGTTCGAGGACTGCGTCGACATCCCTCCGAACCACACCTACTCGGTCGACTTCGAGATGACTCCGAAGCTGCGTCGGGCCTATGAGCAGATGGCGCGCGACCAGCTGATGATGCTGGCCGACAAAAAGAAGGGCGTCACCACTGTCACCGCGCTCAACGCCGCAGTGGTCACCGGCAAGCTGCTGCAGATCGCCTCGGGCGCCGTGTACGACAACGATGGCAACTACCACTTGATCGACACGTCGCGCTACGAGATGGTCATGGACATGGTTGAGCAGCGCAAGCACTCGCTGGTCTTCTTCCAGTGGCAACACCAGCGCGACCTGCTGGTGGCCGAGGCCGAGAAACGTGGGCTGTCGTACTGCGTGCTCGACGGCGACGCCAAAGACAAGGAGCGCGAGGCGATGGTGTCGAACTACCAGCGCGGTGCGTACCGCGTCATGTTCGCTCACCCGAAGTCGGCCGCACACGGACTGACGCTCACCAAGGGCACCGCCACGATCTGGCCTTGCCCTACCGCGGACCTGGAGCTGTGGCGCCAGGGCAAAAAGCGACAGCATCGCATCGGGCAGACCGAGAAGACCGAAACGATCGTGATCCTTGGCGACAACAAGGCCGAGCACCGCGTGTATCACGACATTTTGATGGCCAAGGACGCACGCATGGAGACGCTTCTTGGCTTGTTCGAGAGTCTTACTTCTGACTTCGATCTAAGGAAAGCCGCATGACTTCTTTTGCCCCCATTCTTCTGTCCATCGTGTTCGTCCTCGTGGTGGCGTATCTATTGCGCGGCGAGCTGATCAGCTATCTCGTGCAGCGCCATATCGCCGAGATGATGCAAGACCCGTCGTTCCTGCGGCGCTTCAGCGAGTTCGAGCGCAAGTACACCTACCACGGCATGGTTTGGGACTTGAAGCGCTGGACCTACAAGAGCTTTTTCGGATGAGCACGCGGTTGAAGTTGCAGACGCGCGTGCTCGTCAAAGCGATCGCGGCGTTGATGGCGCGTCCATCCACCGCGTTGGAGCTGGCCGAGCACCTCGAAGTCTCACGCCTGACGGTGTACGACTGGCTGAAGATCTTCGAGGACTACGGCGTCGCGCACGACACCGGCTCGACCAGGCGGCGTGCCAAGAAGGGCCCCCCACAACGTGTATGGGCCTTCGGCCCGAAACCGAAGACCGCGCAAGCAATCAAGGAGCGCCTGTTGAGGCGCAAGGAGCAGCGACATGGAGCAGACGATGCAAGACAGGACCACCGAGCTGAAGAACGTGTGTGACAGCTTCAGTGGCGGCAGCGATGGACGCTACCGTCACTGGTTCAACCGGCGCTTCGTCTTCACCGAGGGTGTCAAGGCCATGGCCGACACGGCAGGCGCGTACTGGCTGCTCGACAAGATCGCCTTCGAGATCGCCCCTGACCTCATCAAGGCGTGGGACACGGAACAGGCCACTGGCGCCTTCCTCGACTTCATCGTCAAAGACGGCCAAGGCGACCTGGTGCTGCAGGACGGCAACGACAACGTCATCAAGCAGTTCCGCATCGAGTTCACCGACTTCCCTGATGGGAAGTGGGTGTTCGAACTGGCCATGGACGGCCTGATTGACCCGAACCAAGTCGTGCTGGTGATGCTCCTGTTGCAGGAGCATTGATGTCCAAGAACCCCCCGACCTGGCTGCCGGCCAGCATCCCGCCGGCGAACCCTGGTCCGTTCCGCACCACCGCCGAGCCCGGCTGCAGCGTGTGGTGGCGCTGGTGGAACGGACGTGCCTGGGGCAAGTGCTGCAAGAGCCGCGTCTTGGCAGTCAAGAACCAGGTCTCCGTCGGCGACGGCGGGCCTGAACTGTGGAGCGCGACGTGAATCTTGACACAGAGAACATGAACGGGTCTGAAGTGACGGTCGTACTGAAAAACGGCGCTCGCTTCACTGGTCTTGTTGACCGCGGCCATTACTGGGCCAACGAGTGCAACGTGCTATGTCTCGCGTCAGGAAAGAACGGCAAAGAGCCGAATCTCGATGCTGGCGAAGCAGTGTGGGTGTACATCAATCGCGAAGAAATCGCAGCAATCGTCTGGGACTGTGCGTAATGGGCTGGGGTTCCGCAGTCAGGAAAGCACCGGCGCCCGAGATCGAGCGCCCCGCGTTTCCGATCGAGAAGGTCGACTTCAGCCGTCTGGTTACGCTCGACTTCGAGACGCACTACTCCGACGAGTACACGCTGCGCAAGATGAGCACCAGCCAGTACATCCGCGACCCTCGGTTCGAAGCGCTGTTGTGCTACGTGCAGGTGGGCAACAAGCCGATGAAGGTGCTGCAGGGCCCGGCGCAGATCGCGCGGGAGTTGAAGCGCATCCCGTGGGAGACGCACAGCCTGCTGTGCCACCACACGCAGTTCGACGCGCTGATCCTGTCGCACCACTACGGCATCCGCCCCAAGCGTCTGTACTGCACGCTATCCATGGCCCGGGGCCTGTTCAGCAACCAGATCGGCGCCGGTCTCGACGAGGTGGCGCGGTTCCTGGGCGGCGTCGGCAAGGCGGCCAGCGGCACGGAGGACTTCAAGGGCCTGCGCTGGAAGGAGCTGTCCAAGATCAAGGACAAGCTGCAGCGTGCGGTCGCCTACTGCGCCCAGGACGGCGCGGAGACGCGGCGCATCTTCGAGGAGATGGTGCCGCTCATGCCGGCCGATGAAATGGAGCTGATCCACATCATCTGCCGCATGTACACGCAGCCCGTACTTAAGCTCGACGAGGCACGCTGCCGCGCCGAGTGGCAGCGCGAGGTCGATCGCAAGAAGAAGCTGCTGTTGAGCTTCGCCGACCAAGCCGCCGACATCAAGCTCACCAGCGAGGACCGCAAGAAGCTCGGCCCCGACGCGACCGAAGAGGACCGCACGATCCGCAAGGTCAAGAAGCTCATCGGCTCGAACAAGTATGCCGAGCTGCTCGAAGCCGCCGGCATCGACCCTCCGATCAAGATCAGCCCCGCGTGGGTCAAGGCGTCAAAGGAAGAGCGCGAGACCAAGCAGAAGTACGCCTACGCGTTCTCCAAGACGGACCTGGACTTCACCGAGCTGCTGGAGCACCCGGATGAGTATGTGCGCGACCTGGTCGAGGCGCGGCTCATGGTCAAGGGCTCAGGCAACGAGACGCGTGCGGCCACGTTCCTGAAGCTTGGTGCCGGCGGCGCGTCACTGCCCGTGTACTACAAGTACGCCGCCGCACATACCAAGCGCCTGGGCGGTGGGGACGGCACCAACTTCCAGAACCTGAAGCGCGGCAGCGAGCTGCGCAAGACCATCAAGGCGCCCCGCGGCCACGTGCTGTGCGTGTGCGACTCGTCGCAGATCGAAGCACGCGTCAATGCCTGGCTGTGGGACCAGCACGACCTGCTCGACGAGTTCCTGGCCGCTGACAACAAGACGGACCGCGACCCGTACTGCAAGCAGGCCGACAAGATCTACAACCGCCACATCGACAAAAGCACGGACCCCGATGAGCGCTTCGTCGGCAAGGTGGCGGTGCTGATGCTGGGCTACCAGGCCGGCTGGAAGAAGTTCCAGAAAACGCTGGCGCTCGGCACCATGGGCCCGAAGGTGTTCCTCGACGCCGAGACGTGCCAGGCCGCGGTGTCGGCTTACCGGCGCAAGAACTACAAGATCCAGGCCGGCTGGAAGATCTGCGAGCGGATCATTGCCGACATGGCCGCGGGCCGCGAAGGCAGCTGGAAGTGCATCAGCTGGGGCAAGGACACGGTGTACCTGCCCGACGGCATGACGCTGCACTACCCGAACCTGCGCCAGATTCCCGACGAGGAGTTCGATACCGCCTGGGTCTACGACTCCAAGGACGAGGTGGTCAAGCTCTACGGCGGCAAGCTGGACGAGAACATCGTGCAGGCTCTGGCCAAGATCATCGTGATGGGCCAGCTGTTGGCCGTCGACAAGCTGCACCGCGTCGTGATGACGACGCACGATGAACTGGTCGCGTGCGTGTCAAAGCGCAGCGCCGAGAAGGCCATGCGCGACATGCTCAAGATCATGCGCACCCCGCCCGCCTGGTGCGCCGGCATCCCGCTCAACGCAGAAGGCGGCTACGCAGAGGAGTACAGCAAATGACCCGACTCAACCCAGCGGCCGCCTGGCCGTTTCAAGCTCGTCGCATCGAGCGCCCCGCTCCGTGCAAAACCGGCGACAAGATCACGCTGCACCGTATGGGCAATGACCCGGACCCGATTCCGTCGGGCGCCACCGCCACGGTGCGAAGCGTCTGCGGCTTCGGCGACGGCACCTGGCAGATCAGTGTCGACTGGCATGCGCCGCACGAGACGCGGAGCTTGAGCTTGGTTTACCCCGAGGACAGCTTCAGCGTGACGGAGCCGGCATGATCGACTTCCGCGAAGAGCCTGGCTGGGTCGGCGTGTTCACGCGCAACCAGGAACTGGGCACCTGGCGCAACGGCACGCGCGTGCGCAAGACCAACAGCGAGCCGGGTGATGCCACGCCGAACGGCACGCTCGGCACGGTACTCGGCAGCATCAGCAGCCCCGAGGTTCAAGACGGCGCGGTGATGTACTTCATCGAGTGGGACAACCGCCCCAAAGTGGCCGTCGGCTGCATGGGCTTCAAGCTGGAGTACGCAGAATGACCGAACGCGATCGCAGCCACGAGTCTCTTGCGGACCACATCAACTTCTTTGCCGAGCATGAAGGCTGGGCCATTGTCGGCGGCGTGATCTGCGCCATCGAAGAAATGGAGGCTTTCAAGGCCGACAACGAAGCTGTGGCTCACGTGTCGCTGATGGCCTCGTGCGCGAGCACCGTCCACAAGGCAGCGCTGGAAACGCACGACGATACGTTGCGCGACTGCGCCAATCTGATCCGCGCGCGCGTGTGTGAACGATGGGTCGAATGGGCGAAGGACGAATTGTTCGCTGTTGCCATGCAAGGACACGGTGGGTTCATCGACGCGCAGCCAGAAGAACTGTGCGGCAGCTACGCCCAGCGATACGGGCTGGATCATCTCGACGATCCACAGCTGGCGCGAGCGTTGGCGGTGCTGCGCAAGTACGTGTGACCCTTTCCGCTTGACCGAACGATTCATTCCGGCAACTCTTGCATTTCATCTAAGATCGAACTACGATCGAAGCACACCATGGCACGAAGCAACAACGCCTTGAAGGTCGTCAAGACCGAAACGATCGGCTCCATGACCGACCAGCTCTTCGAGCTGCGGGAACGCAAGGCCGAGCTGAACAAGCAGATCAGCGCCATCGAGGCCGAGTACGAGGAGATCGAGCAGCGCTTGATCGACAAGCTCAAGGCCGAGGGCACGGACCGCGGCGGCGGCAAGCGAGCGAATTGCTCGATCACCACCAGCGTGGTGGCCAACGTCGAGGACTGGGATGCGCTGTACCCGTTCATCGCCAAGAACAAGTTCTGGCACCTGCTTCAGCGGCGGGTGTCCGATCCCGGTATGCGTGAGCTGTGGGAGGCCGGCAAGAAGGTGCCCGGCGTCGCGCAGTTCACGAAGACCAAGCTCAACTTCCGTGTGATCTGAAAGGACACCATGCCCGCTGCCAAGAAAACCGCCCCCAGCACCTCGACTGCCGTCGCCAAGCGCGCCACCAACGTGGTGTCGATCCGCGACCAGCTGCGCCAGCAAGCCGAGGACCAGAACTCCAAGATCGCCCCGCCCTCGGGCATCTCGATCCAGGCCCTGAACACCAAGGAGTTCAAGTTCCCCGACGGCACCAAGGCGCCTGAGTTCGAGGCCGTGATCGTCGACTTCACGTCGATGAACGCCTTCTACCCCGGCCCCTACGATCCGAAGAACATCTCGCCGCCGGCGTGCTTTGCGATCGGCTCGAACCCGCTGCAGCTGGTGCCCAGCAACAACAGCCCGGCGAAGGAGTCCGACGAGTGCAAGGGCTGCCCGAACAACGAGTTCGGCTCGGCCGGCGACGGCAAGGCGTGCAAGAACATGCGCGTGCTGGCCGTGCTGCCGCCCGATGCGGACGACAACACGCCGATGTGGACGATCAAGCTGTCGCCCACCGCCATTAAGGCGTTCGACAGCTACGTGCGCGGCGTGGCCACGACCTTCCAGCTGCCGCCGGTGGGTGTCGTCACCAAGTTCTCGTTCGACCCCACCAGCGACTACGCCACCGTGCGCGTCAGCGAGCCGCAGCCGCTGAATGACGAGCAGCTGGCCGTGTTCGCCGCGCGTCAGGACGAGGCGGCCAAGCTGCTGGCCACGGAGCCCGACGTCAGCCAGTTCCAAAACCCGACACGCGCACCTGCCAAGAAAGTCGCAAACGCGCGCGGCGCGCGGCGCTGACACCCGAGGGAGGGGGGTTACTTAAGAGTTCGTTAAGAACCCCCTATCCAACGCAGAGCGTTCGATCTAGGATCGACGTCTTCTACTTCTTACAGCAATTCGTACAACGATGTCAGTTCGCAAGTTCAACGTGGCACGCGCGCTGGAGTCCTTCCCCAGCTTGGGCCGCGTGATCAACGAGCTGACAGAGGAAGAAGTGCTCGTATGTCTCGAATTAGAGGCAGCGACACGTCGTCGACGGTCTATCGTCGATCGACTCATCGCCCGCGCCGTCCGGCTGCGGGAGATCTCTTACGGCCGCCAACTCAAGGAGAAATTCCGTGGCACGACCCAAGAAAACCCTGTCCCCTGAAGAAATCAAGGCCCAGCGCGAGAACCTGCGCGCGGTGCTCAAGCAAGTGACCACCCAGCGCAGCGAAGCTGAGAAGGCCAAGGTCGCGGCGAGCAGGGCGCTGGCCGCCGCACAGAAGTCGGCCGAGAAGGCCGTGAAGGACGCCGCCAAGGCGTTCGAGGCCACCGCCAAGAAGGCCGACAAGGCGATCGAGGCGGCCAACAAGGGCGAGGCCAAGATCATGGCCCAGCTCAACGCGCTGGCGCCCGCGCCGAAGGTGCCCAAGGTCGAGGCCACGGCCTGACCCAGCAGTAGCGGCCACTACACAGCCCGGCGGCGATGTACCGCCGGGCCCCACTCAAGAAGACGCTAGAACCTAACCCCACTCAGAGGGACCTGTGAAATTTCCCGACGTAATGTTGGACCTTGAGACGCTCGGAACGTCCGCCGACTCGGTGATCTTGAGCATCGGCGCGGTGCGGTTCGATTCCGAGAGTCACGAGATTGATGACAACGGCTTCTATGCCTCCGTCAGCATCGACTCCAACCTGGAGCAAGGGCGCCGCATCGCCGAAGACACGCTCATCTGGTGGCTGCAGCAGTCGCCCGAAGCGCAGGCGGTGTTCCACGAGCCCAAGGACATGCTGGACGTAGCGCTGGAGAACTTCATCGACTGGTTCGTAGAAGGAGGAGACCCGAGCAACACCCGGGTTTGGAGCAACGGTGCCGACTTCGACATCCCGATGGTCGCGCACGCCATCAAACGCGCCGGCCAGGACGTGCCCTGGCAGTTCTGGAACACGCGGTGCTTCCGCACGCTGAAGAACATGCAAGCGGCCAAGAACGTCACCGTGCCGCGCGCCGGTGTGCACCACAACGCGCTGCACGATGCGCTGTACCAGGCGAAGGTCGTGCAGTACATCTTGAACGGCGCCCCGGCGCAGAAGGCAGTGGCATGATGGGCACCGCGCCGGGCTACGAACGATTGGCCGATGTGCTCGTCAGAGCACACGACCAAGCTGCCAAGGGCAAAGGCAAGGAGCGCCACGCCAGTGAAGGTATGGCATTCGAGGACCAGCCCATGTCGGCGATCAACCGCATGATCGGTTCTCAGGACGGCTTCATTTACCAGGCCATCAAGAAGGCGATCGAATCCAAGCGCCTGCCCAAGGAGCGCGCCGTGGCGGAGCTGCTCGGCGCGATCAATTACTTGGCGGGTGCGGTGATCCATCTGGAACGCCAGGATGAGCCGCAAGCCTGAGAACCAGTTCATCGACTCGGTGCACCGGCATCTGCCGCCGCCGAGTGAGCTGCACCGCGAAGGCATGGCGAACCCGTACCGCTCGGGCACCGCCG